CTTCTTCTTCCTCGGGCATTGCAACTAATAACGGCGCACCTCCAACTCCCATTTGGTATAAAAATGCGTTGAAGAAATTAGAAAGGTATTCGTCGGGCACATTTTTAGTTGAAACTATTTCTGTCGCTACGTCTTCAAAATCGGGAATTTCTGAAAAATCCCCTTGGGTAAGCATTTGGGTTAATAACAAACGCTTTGATTTTGCAGACATTGAACCAAAATTGGAATAAGGTGGTTGCGAATACTTGGAAGGAGCAACTGTTGGGTCTCCTTCTTCTTCGGGCATTTCGCTTTCGTCTTGCATTATATAGGGTGCGCGTGTAGGTGGGTATTGCTCTCTGGGAACACTTGCTTCCGTTTGAAATACTTTTGATGGCGGTAGTTGAGGCATTGCTCCTTTGTCAGTCAATCCGCCTAATTGCTTCAATCGGAAAAATCTGGAATATCCTTGCACCATATCACGCTCTGGAACATCTATTCCTTGCTCTATCGCATTTACCATATGCAAAAAGGAAGCGTCCATATCATTAAACTTGCCTTCGTCTGCATACGAGCGTAGCAATTCCATTTTGGTATTGTATGTTTGGTCGTTGAAATCTTCGGGGGTGATTTCCTCTGCAAATGAAGACAATTGAGTTAATTTTTCAGTAGAAGGTCTAATGTAAGCACTCGGTAAATCTGGTGATGATTGTTGTGCGCCTTCTAATCTTGGTATTAATTGTGAGGGTGCTTTGGTAGGCATATCTATCATACCCATATTACCTACTGACGACGCAATATCTACTTCACCAAATCTTGCTTGTTCTTCTTCAAGTTCTCGTTGATTTATTGCTCCTCTCCTTTCCATCTCATTTGCTTCTCGTCTAAATCTTGAAACCGCCTCTTTCAAACCTCTCATCGTTTCATAATCAACCGCGTTAAAAATCGCATCAAATCTCGCCACTTTTGCTTGATAAGGAACTGTTCTAAATGCCTCACGAATAACATTTGCAGATGGGAGATTTTGTGCTACAAGTGCAACGTCTTCGTCATACTCGTCAAGAATATCTGGGTTTCTCAATGAAGCGACTACTTGCCTATCTTCTATAGTAGGTTTTAATTCGTCAAGCACTCGTAATTTCTCTAACATTTGTTTTTCTAACGCTTCGTCCCGTCTTGAACTTGCGCCCCGACCAGACCGTCCTAACTCTTGTCCTAAATCTTCAATCTCTCTGCTTGAAATCAAACTACTTGCAGTGGTTTCAATTCCACCACTTACATTAGGAGCAGTTTGCAATCCATACTCAACCCCTTCAGTCTCAATGTTTTTTCTCATTAGTTTTCTTAAATAGGGCAAAAAAGAACCAGCGGGAACACCAAGTGAAAACTTGGGTTTTAAATCAGCAACAATAAAAGGCATATATCCCGCCAAAAACTGCAACTCCGCAGTCGTAATATCAGCAACAATATTTTCCGCTTCCATTCCATCGGTAATTTGTTTAAGTCCCGCTCTGACTTGCACCTTCAGCGCGTCAAGGTCTGCATACTTTTCTGTTGCAGAACGAGTGTCTGCGGGTTCTGACCCAGTAGAACCATTTGCCTTGAATAACCTATTTGCATTCAAGTTCTTTGTCATATTTGCAATATCCAGCGTTAAGGTGTTTAAATACTGTTGGCGTAGAGTGTCTCTGCTGTTAGGCGTAGAACCAGCGAAAATACTGTTGATTGACATATATATATACAAAAACATATTAATTTCATAAATTTAATATGTTTCCTAAATACCCCTCCTTTAAATGGGAGTATTGATATCAATATCTTCCTCCCCTTCGCGTCGCAATCGGATTGGTTCAGTGTTTAAAATTGCTACAAATTGGTTCTCCGCTTTGAAAGTGTTGGTGTATAACTCCTCTATACAAGCAGTGTTAAAATCTTGTTGCAATTTTAATTCCCACTCTTCCTTCACTGCGGGTAATGCGCGTATGTATGCATTCAACTTCTCGTTAAACTTGCGTTGATTACCTACGCTTAATGTTTTAAACCCAGACAACGGGTGCTTACCCATCTCAACCATTATAACCACTTGAATTTTAGTGAGCGTATCTTTGTTCTTCAAATCTTCTAAAGTAAAGGACATTCTATTTCTATATATAAATAAAACAAGTTTTGCATTCTTACGCTTTTTCCGCTTTTTTCCTTTTTCCCTTTTTTCCCCTTTTTAGAAAGTTTCCTCTATGAGAGAGAAATATGGAAAGACTTTTCAAAATGCGGAAAAAGGGGAAAAAGGAAAAGAAAAGGGAAAAACTCATTAACATTAGATTATTTTTAGTTAATTTCGTTAGTAGTAGAAACCCCCGCCTCCGCCAAAATAATTGAAATAAATTTCAACAGATAATTAACAGTATTAAATATCCAAACCAATACAACAATGTCTTCGTCTCAAACAACTTCAATAAATTATAACTGTGAATGCGGAAAGCATTTTACGGGAGAATATAAAAAATGCAAAATGCTAATAAAATTACATCACAAACTTTGCAAATTTAAAATGCAATTAGAAGAAGAACCAATAATTATTCACACTTGCCTATCTCACCCCAAATCTGCAGACGGACTTCAAAAAACATTCTCTCTTACTTCACTCGGTGGAAATTTTCTACCACGCTAATAGCGAGAGAAAAGATGTTTTACGCCTCGTTCTTCCAATTAATCACTTCTAATAACCCTTTCCTAAATCTTGTAGAAGCATCACTTTCCATATCAACTACTAACGGCGAGAATTTCTCTTGTGTAGCATATTCGTAAATTTGCATTAGTTCTTCTTTGTCTAACCCTAACCCGAGTTCGCTTAATATCATACGGGCATCACGCGCACCCGATAATTTCAAAATAACGAGGTAAGAACAGTTGCACCTAACTACTTTGGGGACTTGGTAATAGTTTTGTGCTAAATAGATTACAGAGCAGTTTTTTTTACGAGCACGAATGTAGTAGTTCATAATGCCCTCTTGGTTTTTCATTAACTGCAAATCATCAAAACACACAAGGTGATTGACTTTTTTATCAAACTTGTCTAATTGAGGCAAGTGTTCTATTCCTTCTTTGACTGCAATGGAAGGACATTTTTTAACGAGAAAGTTGTATAATGGTTCGTCTTTGTTTTTTGTAATGATGGTAATGTCTTCAAACGTCCCTTTTTGACCGCAAGAAAATAAATAAATCAAATTAACAAGAAAATTCGTTTTCCCAGAACCAGAGGGCGCAACGATTACCATACGAAATGGAAGGTTCAAATTGTGAAGGTGTTTGTTGGGGTTTTCCGCGTTGTCAAGCATATCTTTTGGTATTTTTTCATAAAAGTTAATGATTTTGTTTGATGGTGGTGCAGAACTCATAATATATATACGTGTATATTTTTCCTCTAAAGATTAAACTATTTAGGATAAAATGCTAAACTTAATTTGTCAAGTAGTATATATAATGGCGACGTATCCTCCACCTTCATTTTTTAGTAATATTTTTGATACAAATGCATTCTCACACGGAAACGATAATGCTGGATTAACAGAGGCAGAGGCAGATTTGCTTTACTATAAATACCCAGTTGGTCAAGCGTTTGAGACGTTGCAACAGACAGACCACACGGGTTTAGCAACATTCCAAGCGGGTATTGACATACAAACTGGGACACTTACATTTCCCGATAATACAGTGCAAACAACCGCCGCCGGAAGTGGTGGTGGAGAAACTTTAGCACAGACATTGGTGCTTGGTAATAGTGCGGGAGCAACCGATATAAATATGAATAACAACGACATCACTAATTGTGCAACAATAAATACAATTAAGGTAAATAGAGGTAGTAGCACAGTTGCATCAACAAGCAACATCGGTATTGGAGATACTAATATGACAAGCACTGCATCAAATGGAGGTGCTAATATTGCGGTGGGACAAGGGTGTTTAAATGGATTAACTGGCGCATCACAGCAAAATATCGCTTTTGGGGTAAGCACTTTACAAGGCACAAGTGGGTCTTACAATCTTGGTATAGGGTCTGTTGCTTTTACAAATTTAGGGTCGGGCAGTCATAATGTAGCAATTGGTTATCAAGCAAATCAGCAACTAACAACGGGCAGTTATACAGTTTCAATTGGTGATATAGCGGGAAGCGATGGGAGTGCTTCGGGTAATATTGCGACAAGTTCAGTTGCATTAGGTCGTAATGCTAAATTTACTGGTTCAAATCAAATTGTGCTTGGAACAGCGAGTGAAACTGTTTATCATAAAGGCAACTCTCAAAACGAAGGAACAACTACAATGTTAAATAATCTTTCAATGAGTAGCACAACCGCCATTGCAAACAGACAAATCAGTAGTTCCTATTACAACTTTTACGCAACCGACAACGTAGGAACTCTTACATACTCGGGCAGATTGTATGGAACTTTAAATTCTATTGTATATGATTGTCCCGATACAAATTCAACTGGAACATCAGCACACGTATTTTACTGCTACAATCTTGCTTCAGTCCGCAACGTAATGCAATTGAACTACGCATCAGCAAGTATGGGTGTTCCCCTTACTATTACTACAAATACCCCCGCATCTGCTTCATCATCTTTTACAGTTGTTGATAGTTCAACTGGTAATCAACTTAACGTTATTCCAAATGCTGGGAACGTTTATAACCCCTCTGCGGATATAGGAAACATAATGGTATTAGGAACGGGAACTCAAAATGCGGAAACTTTACATTTGACTAATTGGTCTGCGACAAATACCTATGTAAAAGTGAGACCTACAAGCGTTGGAATAGGTGCGGGTGGAACATCTAATACTGCAACTACATCGGTGGAATGTAATGGAACAACCGTTAGAATAACCCCATCAATTACGTTCCCCGACAACTCCGTGCAAACAACCGCATTCACTGGGGCAGTGGGCGCTAATCAAATGTGGTCTTGGAATGTTTATCAAATTACGGGCACAATATCGGGTAATGGTATTAGAGAAGCAAATATAGTTTTGCCCTATTCAAGTGCTATTACCTTTAGCACAAGTTGCAGAATAGAATTCAACTATGCGGTGTTTAGTAATTCTGCTACTACGCAAACAGTAGTTCCAAATTTATTATCTGCATACACGGGACAGTCGGGAGGGGCAAATACAAATCCAAATACTATTAGTATGGTAGATTTGGTATTTAACCCAACCACTCAAACAATGAATGCTTTTATCGTTCAATCCACTTATTCTAAAATTTTTACCAATTCAACAACTACTTATTGGAGAGGCAATACTGGGTATGGTTTCGTTCCTATTAAATTTGACCCAGTCGCGCCAATAACTTTAAACAGTCCGTCGGCGGGGTTTATGACTGTAAAGTTAGATATTGGTGTCCCAGGTATTAACTACAGTTCAAATCCCAATTACCTCGGCAATTTGTGTTCTATTGCTACATCAATAAGGATTACAGCAAGTCAAGCAACAACGAACGATACAACGGGTGTTGCAACATACAGTTCGGGAGTTGCATATTTCATTTAGTGCGGTTTAGGAGATTATTTTATCAGATGTGTATATATATGGCGACTTTTGACACACCCGATTATATTATTGGAAACTCTGCAAGTATTACAACGAGTTTATCCACTGTTTTAACTCAATTAGACCAAGCACTCCAAGCATTAGAACCAGCACCAAGTTCGTCAATTGTTAAGTTCAATAACACGGTAAGATGCGACGCTGGTGGAACAACAATAACTGATATGACCCCTACAAACATTACACAGACTGAAACCTCCGTAGGAACACTAACTTATATACCCTCATTCAATCTTCCAGCGGTAAGCAATCAAGCAATCCAAATACCACCTTTTAACCAAAATCCGCATCAAATTATTTTAACATCTGCTCCAGTCCCATTAATAGACACATTAGTAGCAACCCCTTATAGCATTCCAAGTGGAGAAATAGTCAATTGCTACGGTGCTTCAAGTGGTGGAAGTGATTTATATTTAGGGTGTGATAGTGGAAATATTTATTGGTTCAATACTGCTTCTGCCCCATTTCCAACTTGGGATTTAATGATGACTATGAATGGGTCTGTAAGGTGTTTGTATTTTCACCAAAATTCGGGGAGAATGTATATTGGATTTAGAGGGGATAGTATGGTAGTTCCTTATTATCAAGGTAATTTAAACTATATTTGCTATACCACTTCGTTCCCCGCTTTATACTCTTCGCTTACAACTGACACTTGGACTAATTACGGCACTAATGGTTTTAACGCAGTGGTAAATGCGGTTAGTGGGGACGGTAGTTATTTATACTTTGGTGGCGAATTTACACAAAATTTCGCTGGGAGTGTATCTGTTAGTTATATTGCTGTGTATGATTGGATTTCAACTGGAAACTTGTATCCGTTTGATAATGTGAGTGGATATGGGTTTGATAATACTGTATATGGTTTATCACTTTACAACGACAAATTGTGTGCGACTGGGTTTTTTTCAAATGTAATTATTTCAAGTGGGGTTATTCCTTCGCAATATTGCGTTTGTCTTACTATGGTGGGTGGGTATATTGTTAATTCTACGGAGTATTTATTTGGAAACCCATACGCTTTAACAAATCCAATTCTTGTTTTAGATAGTGTAAAAGAACTGTCGGCAACTTTTTACATATCTACGGCAGACAGCGTTATTAGTGGTAATCCAGTTAATTATATGATACAAGCACCTTCTGCCTCTTTTGCGGGTTGTAGTGTGGTTGGATATAATCAGTTTAATTACCCTCAAACAAGTTTTAATACGCAATACAATATTTCGTCTGTTGGAATAGACCAAGTTTATTTACTTAATGGTGAAATAAAAGCAAACCTTCCATTTCAACCTTATTTGTATTACAACTGGTTTTACAGTAGAAATGATATTATAGATTTAGGGAGCGGACAGATTTACGCTTTTACCGCTCCAGCAGTAAATAACTGGACTTTACAAAATAGTAGGACAATAACATATCAAGGAGTAAATTGGACTGGTGGGTGGAATATTAATCCAAGTGTGGGGAATGGATATGGTGTATCAACCATATTGTATTGGAATGGTTCAATTTATATTCCAATTGCTACAACTGGTGGTAGTGGTTATAATTAGTAGGGGATATTATCTCCCCATATAGAAATGTTAAGCGAAGTCTTTTGGGTTGCATTCGTGGCGACTGGTTCAGCAACAATTATTAAACTTGCCTCACTTTGTTTCAAATCAAAATGCAAAGAGTGTGTGATGTGTGGGGGGCGCATTCGCATCATTCGTGATACGGAAAGCGAGGAAAAACAAGCAGAGTTTGAACTGACACACCCACCAAGTCCCAGTTCAAAAACTTTAGGGGAAACAACCGATTAGGTAAAATCCGTATTTTAAAGTCGCAGTATAAAGTATGGTCTATAACATTTTACCTTATACAAAAAAAAGGGCAAAAGAATTAGGGGTCAAAATTTTCCCAAGTGATAATCCCAAATACAAGTTAGAAGTCTATGATTGGAATGGAATTTTCATTACCTATTGTGGTGCAAGTGGTTATAAAGATTATCCGCATTATATGGAGATGGAGAAGAACGGCGAAGTCCCGAAAGGATATGCAAAAGAAAGACAAAGACTTTATTGGGCGCGACATCACAAGGAGATTGAGAAACTGGGTGCAGAGTGGGAGGGTTCAAAGTCATACTATTCTTTTCTCTTGCTTTGGTGATTTTTCCCTTTTATTTCCTTTTTCCGCTTTTTCCGCAGTTTATAAAGTTTTCTTATAATTCTCTCTCATAGAGAAACCTTTTAAAAAAGGGGAAAAAAGGGAAAAAGGAAAAAAAGGGAAAATTCGTTAGTTTAGTAAAAATAAAACCGAGACATATATAAATGTTGTCAGACGACCAAATAATTTCTCTTGCACCAAAAATGGGAGTGCCTCTTGAAAGAGTGTGCTACAAAGACCAATTGACAGAAGAACCGCTTGAATATAATAGGGCATATATTGTTAATTTTGACGACGAGTTTGACGAGAGTGGAGGTATTAACCAAGGCAGTCATTGGGTGTGTTTCCAAGTGAATAAGTATCCCAATGGTAAAGTGGAGGGTATTTATTTTGACCCATATGGACTTGCACCGCCCAAGGCAATAACAGAATACACTGGTAAAATTCCACACACAACAAAGGACGTGCAAGGTGTTTTAGGAAATGTATGTGGATATTTTTGCCTTGCATTGTTGCACTGGATAAACGCATATCACGGGCGAACGCGCGACTTGCATACAGACACCGACCATTTTTTGGAGTTCTTCCTTGACATCAATAAAAAAGACGACCAAGCAAAGCAGAACGAATATATTTTGAAACAGTTTTTCCGCAGTCCAGACAGCAAGACACCAGTGGAGGTTGATTTGGGCAAAGGGTTTTCTAATGGATAAAAATAATAATTAATAATGCCTTTTTTTCAAAAGGGATTATTTTGTAATGCAATCCACCTTTCCAAAGGTGGAGGCAAAGGAGGAGGGGTTTTATACTTCCTCTACTAAAATTACTGCTTTCTTGGCGCGAGGTTTTCTTGCCTTCTTTTCTTTTACCTCTTGTTTCATATCCTCGTATGCAAGTCCTCCGACTTCAACAATTAACTCTGCTAATTTTTCTGCTTCCCCATTTGCGACCTCGTCTTCAATAATAACTACGGGCACTGTATTTACCTCAACCACTGCCTTTTTAGCACGAGGTTTTCTTGCCTTCTTTTCTGGTTGAGGTTCAACAATAGGTGTTTCAATTTCCACCTTTCCAATAATTGGGTGATGAATTGGGTGATGA